GTTCTGATAACTTCTCTGTTGATCTCAGCAAGGATCTCAGTGGAGAGAATGTTAGCAAGTTCTGCTTCTGCATTCAGGCCATGAATGGCTTTCAGGTCCTGAGCAAGTTCAAGACTGTATTCAGCCTTCAGTGCTCTAGACTTAGCAGTAACAGTGACTTTCTCAATAGAGAAGGCCATCTCATTGAACTGATTACCTGTACCATTGCCCAGGTTCTCAGCATCACCAGTGGCCATACCTTGACCAACTGTGTAGCCTTCAGAAGAAGCACTACCAACAGGGTTAAGGATGGAGGGGTTGTCATCAGACTGGACAGTAGTACCCAGACCAACAGCAACATCAGCCATGCCAGCAGTCAGGTTGAATCCATCATCCTGACCAGAGAAGGCAGAATCTACTTCATTGTAGAATGCTTCAGTGCCATCATTGGTGCTGTATCTGGATCTCATTGCAAAGATCAGACCAGTAGGACCAGACATGGGTTGAACACCAGCCAGGTCATATGCAACCAGGTTAGGCATTGCACGTCTGATCAAGGAGATCAGAACAGGGTCAAAACCAGCAACAGGACCAACAGCGGCGGCATTTGCACCAAAACCAGCTGTGGTGGCAGGGTTACCAGTTGGAGCACCAGCGGCATTACCATGCATTGTTGGCGTTTCCATCAGGTTGATACCCTGAGAGAAAGCAGCCTCTTCTCTTAAAAACTTTTCTTGGTTTTCTAGCAGGACAGCAGTAACAGCTCTTCTGTGATTGTCTTTGATTCCATCAAGACCTTCATAGTCCAGAAGAGGTGCCCACTTTTCCTGCAGATGTTCAGATTGGAACATTTGCTTTTTACCTTAGTGAATGTTTACGTTTGAAATAATGTTAATTTCAGTTTTGCTTGAAAGCACCCAGACTTCTCAGATAGGCATCCATGGTTCCTGTATTAGGATTGGTTGTACTATCTACACCCTCAGAAAGGGTCTGAGTAGATTGGGTCTTTGCAGCAGGAGCTGTTCTGGAGAAGTAAGACTCCTTCAGAGTTTCCAGCTTTTCACGATATTCTTCTTCACTTTCAAACTCAACACTCTCAGCAAGTGAAGCGAGCTTTTCCTTCTGTGTCTCTGCAAGACCAGAGGAAACTTGAGTCAGAACATCTTGAGCAGAAGACTCAGCAAGTCTCTTGTTCAGGGTAATGTTCTTATCGATTTGCTCATTGAGCTTGGTCTCCATATCATCTAATTTTTCTACCATGCTTTCCAGCACATCATATTTGTCTTCAGGGATAGTTACATAATGTTCTTCAAAAAGACTCTTCATGCCTGAGAGGAAACTCTCAGTCATTTCAGTCTTAATACCATTTTCTACAGCCAACTCATTCTCAGTCATCCACTCTTCGCAGACATACTCAAGATACGAGTCAACTCTCTCAACCAATGAAGTCTTGAGTTCTTCTCTTGCTTCATCAAGTTGAGCAGCATATTGTGTTTCCAGGGTTTCCTGGATTTCTTTTACTTTAGAATTCAGAGCAGCTTCAAAGATAACCTTTGCTTTTTCTCTGAACTCTTCGGAGAGTTCTTCACCACCCAGAAGAGCATTGACATCTTCATCCATGTCATATTTTTCTTCCTGAGTTTCTTGCTCAGCAACAACTTCCTCTGTAGAAACTTCTTCTTCAGCAACAACTTCTTCAGTTGTTTCTGTTTCTTCCTTAGACATTTTCTGCATTGGATCGGCTGCCTTGGCGCCTTTTGTGACTACATCTGCAACTGTTTTAATCTTGGGCTCTCTGAGTTTGGCAGAGTCATTATCTGGCTTATAGTTCTCAGGTGAAGGTCCACCCAAGTCCTCATAAGAACCAGCAAGTGAGGTGTCCATAGGATCACCAGCTTTAGCACCAGAATTAACCGCAGTTTTGGATTGTGCTGTCTTTACTTCCATTTCTTGTAGATCTCCACGAGACATTTGAACTCTCCGTTTACCTGTTTTAAACTATATTTATTTATAAATTAAAACCTTTGATATCAAAGGTTGTTCAAGAAGTTATTGAACACTTCCAATTTCTTCTCATCTAGTTGTTTTTGATCAACCAGAGTATTAATTTCTTTGTAAGTTTTAGCAGCAAGTTTTTCTCTTAAAATGCCACCATCCCATACCCATTCTTTACCTTCCATGATACCTTCAACAAAAGCATCAGGAGCAGAAGGATCAGCAACAATGTCAGCAGCAGTTGCTAACATAAAGTCATCACCTACAATATTGACACCTTCTCTTGTTGGTTTCAATGAACCAATACCTCTTGAAGATACACCCAGTTTGACTCCTTCTCCAATAAGTGAAGAAGCAATCTTACCCATAGGTGTGCTAAGGAGTTTTGCCTTACCAACAAAGTTTGAACCACTCTCTTTGAGTGATACAATTTTGTGGGATACTCTATCAAGATTAACAGTAGGACCATCTGGATGACCCAGTTCTCCTAATGCTCTTCCTGACTTAACATGGTTTTCATTGTATCTTTGAACTTCCTTTCTCAGGACGTTCATAGGATACATTCTACCATTTCTATTTTGAAGGTCTCCCTGAAGGAAGATGCCCTCAATAAACATTGACTTCTTGCCACCAACAGATTCTACAATGAAGTCAACACTTTCTATCTCTTCTCTAATTAGTTTCATTGTACCTCAGGAGACTTGAACTTGTTGGATGAATGCCTTTCCAGAACTAGAGTCTGTAAGAACAGAAACTTTAATTGATCTTCTCAATTCAGCATATGGAGCAGCAAATGCTGTTGCAATACCAGAAGAGTTGTTAGTAACAACTATTCTTGTGCTAAAGAAACCACCAACACCAGCAGTATTGTTGATGCTTGCAATTAATTTATGTGAGAAATCATAATATGCTTGGCCATTTACAGTTAATGAAACTGCATCACCAACTGCAAAAGGACAACCTGTCCCTTCTGGAAAATCAATTGTTGTTGTGGCACCAGTTGTGACACCTACAACTCTTTGTGCAGCAACAGGCCCAAGACTAATTTTTTCATCACCACCAGATGTGCCAACATAAATGTCTGTGGCAGTGGCAGTAGGATTAGGACCAAAAGCAACATGACATCCAGCACCCTCAGCAACAACTCTAAGAGTATCAGATTGTTGATTAAATGCTGAAGAAGCTGCTGCACTAGTGCTAGTAGCTATAACCTGTCCTGATCCAACTGGTTTTAATGCGCTCATTTTCCTTGAATTACAATGTACCTGTTAATTAGTATTTAGTCCTGTTCTGGTTCTGAGGAATCAAGTTCAGCAGAAACTTCTGCTCCATTTTCTGTTTCAACTGGTTGCTCTTCTTCCTCAGGTGCATCATCAAACATATTGCTGACCACTTTTGGTCTTACAGCAGTCACTCTTTCTGCTGTTTTTGCATAAAGCAAATCTTTAATCTTATCGCTGATCTGATTGGGTGATTCATCTTTCACCATAAGATCCATTAATTCATCCATGTTATGAAGTTATAATAGGTTTATTTATATTTCCCCACCTTTGGGTGTCTCAAACTTAGTTTCATCTACCTCAGGAGCTTGGGGAGTAGCACCCATTAATCCACCTGTTGTATCACCTGGCATAGCAGGCATTGGTTGACCAGTCATTGGATCAATAGGCATTTGACTAGGATCAGGGATAACACCATCCTTAATTTCCTTTTCAATCAGAGCATCTTGCTCTTCAATCTCAATGTCTGTTTGTCTAAGAATCTTACGTCTTACATAATCATTGGAGTAATACTTACCAACATAAGGTTCAGCAAGTGTTGCAAGATTGAGTCTTTCAGTAGTAAGTTCTGCCTCTTTGAGTTCAGCAAAGTGATTATCATAGAGGAAGTCATACTGAATATGGTCAGACATCTTCTCCCAATCTTCTGGGGTGCAGACATTCTTCAGAAGTAGTTGTGTCTTAAGAAGATCCTGGAACATGTGAGAGAATCTCTTTCTCATTCTTCCAACAAACTTGGAGAACTTGATTTCATCTCTCAGGATTTCAGATGATCTGCCCAGTGAGAAACCACCCTCTCCTTGAATTCTTGTTTCAGGAACATTCAGGGATCTATACAGTTTCTGTTGGAAGTAGTTGATATCAGTAATCTCTCCAAGGTTCTGACCACCAGGAAGTGTAGTAATTTCAGTGCCTCTACCACCTTCTCTTCTAGGTAACCAGAAGTCTTCCATCATAGACATAAACTTCTTATCATCTCTGACTTCACCTGTATTAGCATCATAAACTAACTTGTTTCTATAACGCATCATCACATCTCTAAGGTATTGCTCTGCTTTTACCTTAGGCAGATTACCAACATCAATGTAGAAAATTCTTCTTTCAGGTGCTCTTGAAAGTCTGTAGATAACAAGAGAATCCTCAATCATCATCAACTGATTGAGAGGTTTGATTGCTTTATGCATCCAAGAGAGTGTTGCTCCCTTGTTTCTATCTACCAATCCTGATGTACAATAGCAGATAGAATCTCTAGTAAGTTTTACACCACCACTTGCTTGTTGTGTTCCATATCCAGTCTTTTTACCACCATCTGTATAGACAAAGAATTCTTCAATTGGTGGAAATTGGAATTGATCAGAAACACTCTCCTGTCTAACAAATGTTCCATCACCCTTCTTCTTTACAATCTGACGTACATAACGCATCTTAGATGCATCAATATATCTTAGTTCTTGAATACCATCTTCTGGTTTCTTCTGGTCAATGACTTTATTATAATACAGTCTTCCATCAATATACCAATTCCTGAAAATCTCATGTGCCTTGGTATCAAAATCAAGAAGATCAAGAATATATCTAAACTCTTCTCTAATTTTTTTCTTGATGCCTTCACTAGCATTCAAGTTTGAAAGTTCAATCTCTACTGGTGAATCATTTGTATCAGAAACAATTGCTTCATTTACAATATCCTCAATAGCACTATCACATTCAGGATACAGAGACATTGATCTGTATCTTCTAATCAGGTCATTCTCATTTTTATAAATTCCCTCAATGTCAACATAAGAGCCAAAAAAACCAGAGCTAATATAGTTCTCAGATCCATCCTGATTATTGGGTGGAACTGGAGATACTAGCCCTGGTGGTTGCTTCTCTGAATCTTCAATTGAGAAACCAAACAATCTTGCCATTATTATATACTAGGAGTCTGTGCTCCTAGTATTTAGTATCACCCGTTATTAATAGATTTGTCACCTTTTCCATCACCATCTTCAGTCTCATTTTCTTCTTCAGCACCAATATACCAATCCATTACCTGGAAGGTAACAGTAAATTCTTCAATGGTATCTGTAGAATCATAACTCAAATCAATTGCAGAAACTTCAGTAGGCAAAAGACCTCTGAATGTATACTTTCTTAGAATTGAAGTTGTTGTTGAAGTTGATTCATTTGATGTAGAATTAGCTTTTGCTCCTCTACCAAACTGATATACATTAGCTTCAGACATGTAACTAGCAGGGTTTGTTACACCAGTATTAGTTACAAGATCACTAATAGAATGCATCCAAATTTCAAATGCATGTCTTAAATCAAATCTTTCATCATTAATAATAGTGACTGTCCATGGTTCAAAGGTTCTATCACCAGCAACCTTTAGAATTCTACCTCTAAAGGGAACAGGGATTTCAGCAATGGTTGATGCAGGCAACTGAGCTGCCTTACATAAAAACCTAAAATTTTGATCTTGAGTTTCAGAGTTCCAGATATTAGCATCCTCAAGGCAAGGAGGCATTCCTTTCATATTTACTTCAAATAGATTGGGGCGTGCACCACCCCCACCAAGTCTTGATCTAAAACCATGTAAAGTTCTTACTGTACTAGTATTAACTTGTTGTTCTCCAGCTGCTGCTGATTGAGCTTGTGACATTTACTTTACTCCTGAATTTATTAGAATAGATGATAAAAATATTAACCAGTCACTTCTGCAAAATTCACTCCACCCCTTGTAGCAACAAAGGTCAGAGTTACATAATTAATGGATCTTGCAGGTTGAATGAAGATATCAGCTCTGAACTCATTATTATCAACAAC